CAGTTTTCTAGCAATTTTGTATGAAGAAAAAGATTTAATACCAAATCCATCACCTCGTTTATATTCCGTAAACTTCACGTCTTTACCATCTTGCCTTTCTCGCATCTTAATATACGCAGATAGACCTTGGTCGCTAAAATCAAGTTTGTATTTATCTAAGGATAATACATACTTAACAAATTCTTCAAATAGTGGGTGGTGCTTTACAGTTTCGAGGATACTTAACGTACGTATCGCATAATAGTCTTTCCCCTTCATATCACCCTTGAAGTCATTGAATCTCTCTTGATACACAATCCTAAGTAAAGCTCTGTACGTAGGATAAATGCCACGAATTATACCGTCTCTTTCTCTGTAATCTTCATGGTATAAATTTTGAAGATATACTACGAAGTTATTAGAGATATAAGACTTCTCATCATTTACATCAAGGCCATAAGAACGGAAATGATCTTTGAAAGATTCTGCGTCTCTAACCGCATATGCGCCGTCATCACCTTGCACTTGAGAGAACGCTAAATTCTCACCATACGTCTGGGAAATGCCATGCTGTACAACAGAACCTACTTCATTCGTGAAAGCCGATCCTGAGGGAATGCCATGAGGTCCACGGTATATACGATCAGGAGTAACTAAACCTATCGTGTTGAACCTCTCTCCATGAAACTTCAATTCAGAACGGTACCCATTCTGGAATATACTAGGGAAGTAACTTTCGAAAGCATAATCCTGTAATTTCTTCTTAACAGAATTATCAAAATTGGAAAAGTCTATGCTCACAAGACTTAATCCTTGATTCATGCTATGGTTAATGAGTTTTGTGATTGCGATGTCTATATCATCAGCATTTTTTAGAGCAGCCCTCCAGGGCACTTTCATCTGATATTCAAGAATAGGTCTATAAAACCGCATTTCATCCAGGACGATAGCTAGAGGAACACCCCAAACAAGTCGAGTTTTATTATTTTCTTGAGTCCGAGTAAAAGGCACAGCTGGGTAATTCATAGATAGCTGGGAATTTAAGTTATTTAAGGTATCATTTAGCACAACCCCTTTGCTTTCCATAGAGGGTAGGCCCGCATTAGTTTGTAACTTAATATACTTAGCTGCTGTTGTTAAGGAAATAGGTCGTAACCTACCATTAGCAGGGAGATCGGATTCAATCTTCTTCCCTTTATCAGTAGAGAAGGTATCATCTACTCCTGCCTTACGTTCCTCCCAAGGTATGGCGATAGACCTGGGACCGTACTTGGAACGATTTGATTCTTCTAATTGGAGCAAAATGTCATTAAGAGCAGCTCGATTGCGATTGAAAATACTATCCCAACCTTCAAGAATAGTCTCGGGACCAATTCTGTCGCCCATTGGAGAAAGATAAACGTCAGTTGATCCACTATCAGTCTGGTCAAGTAATCGGGAAAGTTTTCTGAGTGCGTCATTAGACAAATTAAGCTCAGCAAGATCTTTGCGGATTGCATCTCTCATGAAATTTATGTATTATTAGAATTTGAGGGTGCGCTACAAGGTCAGAATAAATCTGATACAAGGTGTCGACTTAGCCACGCTCTGGTAAGTTAAGGAAGATCTTCG